GCCAGGCATACTCCGATGAATACGATAAGTCGAGCTTTGAGCTGTTCATTTGTCAGTCTGCGGTGTGACCTGTCCTTCAAGTTCATCTCCGTAAATGTCTTGAGTGCAGACCCCCGTACTTAAACACTCTGGTGGATTACATTCAGGCTTTTGCCAGTTCTCGAACTCCTGGCAGGGATACCTCACCCATCCGTCATATCTGCCGCAGCTAGATAGCCCTATCGAAAGCGATAACCATAGGGCTACCCAGTGCGACCTTCGGATCACTTCCCCTGGATACCGAAACCTGTGTCATTTGGATTGAGCCAACGCACGATGACAGGCAGCACAGCTGCAAGCCCTGCACTAGCGATGGCCTTTGGGTCAGTAACCCCAGCCATATAAACGGCAACTGATGCCGCTAGGAATGAGCGCGCCCATGATGCGGCCATTGCTTTGATGTTTGTCATTTCTTTGCACCCTTCTTGAGTAGCTTCTTTTTTGGTGCAGCTTCAGGTACTACCACCGCAGGATATTCACCCTTAAATGGCACATATTTAGGCCGACCAAATCCCACGATCTCTTTTCCGATGGTGCGCTGCTTAATCATCACCATGCCGCCATTGCGTTGATCGCCAGTTCCTGATGTGTTGCCCTCGATGCAGGTAATGACCTTGCCATCGATTGCTGCCACGATGCCCACATGGCTAATGCGATCTACCCCATCATGCGGGAAGTCCATGAACGCATAATCGCCTAGCTGTGGCGCTTCATGCCAGCGGCCTAAATCCTTAAACTTGTGTGCGCCTGTAGCTGTGCTAACTACTGATGGCGCTTTGACTCCAGCTTGTGCCAGTACCCAGTTGCAGAATGAACCGCACCAGGGTAGGCCGTTGGCCTTTGTAAATTCTCCATATTTGGTCAGGTTGTCAGGCACTTCGACATAACCGACTTCCCCCAAAGCAATTGCGATTGCCTGGGGTGCTGTGCCATTAGGGTAGGTCATGTTCTGCATCGGCACATTCCCATCTTTTATTTTCATTTAAGAATAATTCAGGATGCCCACATTCAGGCATAGGTGCAATGAAAGCATCGTCTATAGGATCATAAGTAAAACCGATTCCTGCGTAATTAAAACGGATATTTCCATTGTAAGAAGTACGGAGACATTTTTGCCCTCTGAAATTTCCATACCAGGTTTCAGTGTCTAAACCTTCGATAGTTTCAGTCTCATCGATGCCGGTGATTACTTCTGTGACAATGTTATTTTCATCTAAAAATGCGTAATGTGCCATTATGACCAGCTCACATTTCCTGTGCCAGCAGTAATGGTTGCTCGCTTATAACCACCGCTTGCTGAACTTTCTGTACCTGTTAATCCTGCCCCGATTGAAATTGTGTAACTGTCTGGGTATCGCAAAATGACAACACCAGAACCGCCAGAGCCGCCGCCAGCAGCAGTAAGGTCTGCTGCACCACCACCGCCACCTGTGTTTGTTGCTCCAGATGTTCCAGGAGAAGTGTTGCGCCGAGAACCTGTGCCACCGCCGCCAGAACCACCTGATCTAGCACTTACATCAAAGCCAACACCACCGCCACCGCCGCCAGCATAAGTAACTGAAGAACCTGTGATCGAAGTTGCAACTCCATTACCACCTGTACCACCTGAACCAGTAGCGCCTGCACCACCACCGCCACCAGATATAAAGTTGCTTGAGCTATCGCCACTCACAAAAGCTTGTCCAGCATAACCTTGATTGGTTGTTCCAGAACCGCCAGCGGCCTCAAAAAATCCACCGCCACCACCAGAACCACCTGTAAGACCAGCTAATCCACTAAAAGAACCACCACCACCGCCGCCAGTTGAGGTTATAGTCGAAAACACAGAATTAGCACCAGATGTTCCTCGCGTGCCACCAGCACTAGCCACAGCACCACCAGCACCAACTGTAACTGTGTAATTCGTGCTGGGAACTAAAGACAAAGCGGATTCTAAAGAACCGCCACCGCCAGTCGCGGTAACTGTGCAACGAAGTCCACCAGCACCGCCACCGCCAGCGGCAGAACCACCACCACCACCACCGCCAGCAACGACAAGATAATCAACGCTGAAGGTTGGGATAGCAAATTTATTGATACCGATTGATTTTAATGGTGACATCAGCTTGCAATATCTCCAACGAGTACCCATGTATCACTAGCTTTTTTCCAAAGCGAAGCGCCTGAATATTGCCCAGTGAGTTTTAACTTTGATCCTGATGAATAAATTGTCACACCTGAACCCGCCACAATTGTGGTCTGTCCAGCCCCATATTGGATTACATCGATGCGGGTATTGACTGGGAAGGCCACGCTGCTATTTGGCGGCACTGTCAAATTATTTGCTGATGCATTTGTCATTGTGACCATTTTGCCAGCATCGCCTAAAACCAAAGTATATGAAGCGGTTTGCGCTGATTCGATTGCTTGGTTGCCCACTGCATAATCAAAATTAAGTGTGACCGCACCTGATGTGCCGCCGCCTGTTAAAGCTGTGCCAGCAACTACTGAAGTGATGTCACCGATTTCAGGTGTTACCCATGTGTAATCCAAATCAGTGCCTGATGCTTTCGATAGCACCTGGCCAGTCGTGCCACCTTTTAGATCGACAAATGATGTATCGATGCTATTGCCCAGTGTGCGCATCGCAGCCGCGCCATCCTTGACATAGTCGGTATCGTCAGGCGTTTCCCACCCAAAGTTTGTAGTCGTTGCCATGTTGTCTCCTTATGCCACGATAATGGCTTCATTCCAGTCAAGTGTATTTGATAGTGTGTTCCATGTCTCTGTGACACCCACATCGAGCCATTGCATCGATTGCAAGCTGAACGCTGTAGGTGACACATTGAGTGTGATGTCCAGGCGGTTATATCCAGCCCTAAAAGTCCAGCCCTCGACAAATCCCTGGAATCGACCATTAACCATATTGGCTGGCAAATCTGTGATGTCTAATGGCAAGCCCATGAACACATTAAGAAGCGAATCGCGGTCACTGTCATCGAGTTCAGAATTGCCCAGGGTAAAGGTAATTGACTCAAATACATCTTGTGGCCATGCTCTGATGCCTAAATAAAAATCTGCCTGTTCTTGAGCTGCATAATCATGCTCTAGGGATGTGGTGATGTTTTCGGCCTGTGCGCCATATTGATCTACTGATGACAAATCAATGGCCGATTCTTGCTGGCCGTTTTTGTAGGTGATTGTGACATTGTTGCGCAAATCGCCCAGGCGGCGAATAGTGCGAATCCCGCGTGATAGCGCATGATTGCCGCTTAGCATTGTGTAGCCGTTATTCGCTAGGTATATGCCTCGATGTAATGCATCGGCGTACCCGATACGCCCCTGGGCATCTTCATACAAATAGCCCAGCCCTGAAGTAGCAAGGCCAGCCACTAGCGAATAAATGTCAGTCAGGTTGCTAGATCGAGCCGCCAGCTCATATTGGCCAGGTTGGTCGATTTCGCCCACGCCCGAATTTTCGGCATCTTCCCATGTGGTTGTGGCGTTATATGTTGCCCAGGTAGTTGCCGCTGGCACTTCAGCCCAGGTGTTAAAAAATGTGTCAGCTAATATCGCATAAATCTGATTGCCGTCAAAGTCTTTTGCCAGCACGCCTTCGGTTAGCGTTTTGGTCAATTTGGCCAGTGATCCTAAAGCTGTGATTCGGATTGATTCATTGATGCCACCTGTGCCAGTTGAAATGACTTCGACTTGTGAATCAGTAACGCTGCCGCCAAAGATATTGACAAATGTGCCTGTCGAATCCTTGACCTTGATTGATAGACCATCATTGACATCGATGGTGATTGGGGTCAGATTTAGATTGATAATTTCAATGCTGGCATATCCTGCGCGTGGCTGGCTATAAATATCAGTGCGGCCTGAAACCACTGTCAAAGTGGATAGCGTGACATTTGTGTAATTCACGCCATTGATGTTTAACTGCCATTCAGGTGTCCACTGGGTCATAGCTTGTACGCCTGCGCCCCTAAGCCGCCACGATAATAAGAAGTGTTGATGACATCGACTACCGCACGCGCTACGCCTTCAGGATCACCAGCCACACCGATGTTCACATTGTTGGTCACATAGCTTGCAGGTGCGCCACCCAGGGTTGCAGTAGGTGTGAAGGTTTCAGGGCGGTATCCCGCAGGAGCGCCGCCGATTGTCACTGTCGGCACAAGTGCCTGGCTTGATGCTGCAACTGATGCCCCTGCTCTTGCAGCTGAAGCCGCGCCACTAGCTGCGCCCGATACTGATGGCATCGCCATTGATGGAGCGGATGGAATAGAAGGCGCTGATACTGATGCGCTTGAGATTGATGGGGTGTTGAGTGTTGGCTTGCTAATTGTTGGAATGTTAGGCAAAAGTGGCACTGCGTTATAGGCGCGAATAAGCGCATTGATTCCATCGATCGCGCCACCGATAAGGAAGTTGATGGCTTTGATGACTCCAGCGATGACATCGATGATGCCGCCTGCAATTTTGCCCACGACTGTCAGCGCACCGCCTAAGACTGTGCCGATGACTGGCGCAAGGTACTGGGCGATGTAACCGCCGAATTCCTTGAAGGCCGATAAATTGTCACCGATTGAATTCTTGATGCTATTAAAGGCGCTCACTAGGCCATTCCACACTGGAATGAAAATGCTTGAGATTACCTTTGCGACATAAGTGATGTACCAGCCCAGTCCGCTCTTATCGTCAAAGCCCTTGTTCAATGTTTCCAAAACTGGCGTAGCAACCTGATTGATGAACTTCATCAGCTTTTCCAGGATAGGCAAAAGCGCAAAGCCGATAGTCTCTTTGGCTTCATCAAATGCGATTTGCATACGAGCGATGCGGCCTGAATAGGTTTCAGCATTTGCCGCAGCTGCGCCGCCAAATAAATTTGTCAGCCTGTCCTGCACCTGGGTGAATGACATGGTTTTAAGTTCGGCAGCTGATAAGCCGATCCCTAATCTGCCCAGTGCTGTGGTGTTGCCGTCATAGGCTTTGCCCAGGCTATTGGCTACCGCTTCAAGTGGCTTGCCTGTAGCTGTGGATACATCCATTGCGATTTTGAGCAAATCCTGGGCTTTTTTGACATCGCCTGTCGATAGCGCAAGGCGCTGCAACGCTGGGCGCAGCTCATCATCTGCCACACCACTGGCCAAAGATTGCTGCAAGATAAATTCTTCAGTGGCGGCGATTGCGCCCTCTGTAGCCCCTGTGGCGTTCTTTAGCGCTAGGGCTAGCTGTGTCTGTGCCTTCTCATCTTCGATGGCGGCTTTGACCCCATCCACGCCGATTTTGATGGCGTAAGCGCCAGCGGCTGCCGCAGCTGCGGCCAGGGCAGCGCCCACCACTTTGCCAGCCTTTGATACCTTATCGCCAAAAGTCTCGACATCATTTGTCGCGGCTTTGAGTGACTTATTGAGGTTATCTACATCGCCCAGGATGGATAGTTTGAGCGTTCTACTTCCTGCCATTAATCGAACCTCTTAACTATCTCGGAGAATCCTTCTTCCCACTTCTTCACGATTTCAGGCTGAATACTGCGCAGAGTTGGATATATCCACCATCCACGCGAACCGCGACCCTCACGACCACTCCATACTGGGAATTGCTTATACTTATTCGAGCCAAATTCTGCCCCGCCCCAAAGGTCACGAGTGGTTGCACCACCGCTGAATTTTTGCGCCGCGAATCCGTATGAGATTTCGCCCAGCTTGGATGAT